GCAGATTCTCCTTTAAGTGGCTGGGCTAACCCTGTAGGTGAGTGGGAATACCGCGCTTTTAATTCTGGAGCTGTTAAAAAAGGTTTAGGCTTTTCAACAACTGCTGGCAAGCCTAATAAACGTGGCTTTAGAAGCCTTGCTCGTATTTTTAACGCTTCAGCCGCTGGAGCAATTTACGAGACAGCAGGTCGCAAGAACCCAGCAGGTCAGCCTGTTGGTGGTGGCAGTTACACCTATTTCCCAGCAGGAATAAAAACAACAGGTTCACGATCTGTAGGCAAAGAAAATAACCGTTCTTGGAATCCTAATGCTGGTCGTCAGTTTATCAATGCGTTGCCACCTCTAATTGATTCACAACAGTCCAACAGCGCAGGACGTAGAACTCGCAAGACCAAGGGTCGCCTCATGTTTAGAGCTTGGGCTGAGGATCAAGGCAAGACCACAGCAGCAGTTGTAAAGGCTATTGAGTCTGCTAATAACAAAGTTGTAGTTTTAACTCAAGGAGCAGGCAACAAAACTTTCAGAGCAAGGACTAAGGACTAATGGCAACTACAGACCTAGCAATTCAGATAGCGACTACCCTTGACGCTACAGGTATCAATAAAGCTAACAAGTCAGTCCAAAGCCTAGATAAAAGAATTAAAAGCCTTGGTCGCACCCTTGGCTTAACGCTTGGTGCAACAGCAATGACTGCTTATGGTAAAGCAGCAGTTAAGGCTTTTGCAGCTGATGAAGCTTCAGCTCGCAGACTTGCTACGGCAGTCGATAATTTAGGACTTTCATTCTCTCAGACTAAGGTCACTACATTTATAGCAGACCTTGAAAAGTCCTCGGCTATTGCTGATGACATTCTTCGTCCAGCCTTCCAAAGTTTGCTGACCACGACAGGATCATTGACTAAGTCTCAAGAACTGCTTAACAATGCAATTCAGATAAGCCGCGCTAGTGGCATTGACTTGGCTACAGTCTCACAGGACTTGGCTAACGGTTATGTGGGCATTACTCGCGGTCTCAAGAAGTACAACACAGGGTTAACTCAAGCAGAACTTAAAAGCAAATCATTTGCTGACATTCTAGGCATCATGCTGGTTAAGTCTGCTGGCTCTGCTAGCGCGTACCTTGAGACTACACAGTACAAACTCGATGCTCTTACTCTTGCAGGAGATAACGCCAAGGAGACAATAGGAGCAGGGCTTGTAGATGCCTTTGCTCGTATTGCAGGCGGTTCAGAGACTTCAGACGCAGTAAAGGCTATTGACAATATCGCCAAGGCAATCAACGGCGTTACAGCAGCTACAGGCTTCCTAGTAGGTGGCTTAGGCAAACTCTACAAGGGTCTGGACTATCTCACTACATTTGGTGGGCTAACTGGTGCTAATGGATCACTAGCAACAATGCTAGAGCCTAAGCCTTCAACCAACCGTTCTAAGTCTCCAGCAGGCACAGCCGCTAGAACAGCACAGCAACGTTCAGCAGAAGCAGCAGCAACCGCTCGCGCTAAAGAGTTGGCTAACTTAACTAAGAAACAAGTTGCATCTCAGAAATCTGTTACAGCTGAGCAGAAGAAACAAAACGCTCTTACAAAGGCTGGCACAATCTTTGATATGGATAAAATTCAAATTATTGCTGCTCTCAAGGGCAATATCTCAAAAGAAGAACGTTTAAGACTTGAACTACAACTTGCTCTGGCTACAGAAAATATTGATCAAGTCCAGAAACTTACAAGAGAACTTGCTTTATCACAGGGTCTAGGCAGTGATTTAGCAAAGTTCCTTGCAGACCTTCCAACAGCTAAGAATCCTTTTGAGGCATGGGGAGAATATCTAGACAAGATTGAATCTCAGGTTCTTAGAATTACAGCCACTCGCTTAAGCATGGCAGACTTGCAGGCTCAAATAGCAGCAGGTTCTTTTAACTTACTTGCTTCTCAAGGGGCAGGTGCTAGTGGTGGTTTTTCCGCAGTAGTCGCAGCTGCAATGACACAACCAGCAGCCGCTGCCTCCACAGTTGTAGTTAATGTAGCAGGCTCGGTTACTACTTCTCAAAACCTTATAGATGAGATTCGAGGCGGTCTTAACGTAGCAGCCCTTTCTGGGTCAAGTGCTAACGTAGAACGAAGAATTGGCGGCTGGTAATGGCTATACCAGCAACAATAAACGTATCCTTTGACTTCTCTAGTGGAGCAACTTTTGGTGCTGGATTTGTTATTGGTGATCCTACCTACGGCGTAATTGGCACAAGTAAATTTGGGTCAGATGCAACGGTCGAGCCAGTTGTGGACTTGACTCCTGATGTTTATCAAATTTCCATTACCCGTGGGCGCAACATCATGCGCGATACTTATGAGGCTGGAAATGCCACAATCCGAGTATTAGATCCACTTTCATATTTTAACCCACAAAACACAGCCAGTCCTTATTTTGGCAAACTTGCACCACTTCGCAAGATTCGCATTTCAGCTTCAACCGCTACCGTCACATCTTGGCTCTTTAGCGGTTATGTTCAAGACTATAAATACACCTACCCTCAAGGGCAAGAAACTGGGTACGTCGATATAACCGCTACAGATGCTTTTCGTCTATTTAATATGGCTAATGTTCAGACAATCCCTGATACGGCAGCAGGTCAAACAACTAGCACACGCATAACAAAGATTCTTGATTATGTTGATTTTCCTGTATCTATGCGTTCTATCTCGACAGGTCTTAGCACTTGTATTGCTGATCCTGCTACTGCTCGCACAAGTCTCGAAGCAATGAAAAACGCAGAGTTCTCAGAAGGTATGGGAGCGTTCTATATGGATGGTTCTGGAACTGCCGTTTTTAAGAACCGCACAGAAGTAGTCAAATCAATAGGCGCAACCGCTATCGATTTTAACCAAACTACTGGAATTCCATATAAAAACCTCCAGTTTGCCTTTGATGACAAACTGATTATCAACGATGTAACCTTCACGCGTTACGGGGGTGGCACTACTCAAGCGGTCTATGACCAGACTTCTATTGACAAGTATTTCCCTCACAGCCTTAACCGTCCTGACCTTGTAGCCCAAACTGACTCTATTGTCTTGAATGTAGCCCGTGAATATGTAGCTACTCGCAAAGAGACGACAATCCGCATAGATGCTATGACCGTTGATCTCTTAGACACAGCAGTTCCAACCGACACCATGATTGGCTTGGATTATTTCGACAATCTCAAAATTACCAACGTCCAGCCAGATGGCTCGACTATTGTTAAAACCTTGCAGACACAGGGTCTCAAGTGGGATATAACCCCAAATCGAATGACTTGTACCGTAACTACACTAGAACCAATTGCTGATGGCTTCATCATTGGAAACAGTAATTACGGTATAATCGGCACATCTACATTGAGTTACTAGGAGATACATAATGGCAGCAGGTCTAGGCTTTATTGAGTTCGCGACAGGAGACGTTTTAACGGCTGCTGCCGCTAACGGCTACCTAGCCTCTCAGGTAGTAATGGTATTCGCAGACGCAGCAGCTCGTACTGCTGCCGTAACCAGTCCACAAGAAGGCATGATTTCTTACCTGAAGGACACTAATGCAACACAGTATTATTCAGGCACAGCGTGGGTAGGGGTTGGCGGTTCAAGCCCTCTCACAACTAAAGGCGATCTTTACACATACTCGACAGCGGATGCTCGTCTGGCAGTTGGTACTAATGGACAGATTCTTACAGCAGATTCAACGGCTGCGACAGGTCTTAAATGGGCTTCTGCTGCCGCAAGTGGAAAAGTTTTACAGGTAGTAGAAGGTACGAACTCCACTCAGGTTAATATCACTTCAACAACAATGACTGATGTAATTTCCGTAAGCATTACACCTAGTGCAACTACTAGCAAAATTCTTATATTTTCTTCTACGGGTGGTAGAACTATTAGAACTGGTGCTGATTTGGCTCTCAGTTACGGACGTATCGTGCGAAATTCAACCGACATTACTGGTGATTTTACAATGAATGGCATATTCCTTTCATCATACACAAGCGGAGACAAAGCAATCTTTTCAACTATGAATTATCAAGTCTTGGATTCTCCATCTTCAACTTCTGCAATTACTTACAAATTTCAGGGCAAAGTTGATGCTGCTGGAAACACATTACAAACTAATTACGGATCAATCGCTGGTCGTATCGTTGCGATGGAAATAGGTGCATAATGCTTAAAGCAGAACAAATTATTGCAGGAATCCAGCATTTACACCCAGAAGCCGAATTTGTCTTTGACAATGATGATTATTCAACAATCAAATGGGACGTTTTAGAAGGAGTTGCTCCAACACTTGCCCAGATTGAAACTGCTTACAATGCTTATCTTAAAAAAGAAGAAGCTAAAGTAACCGCTCAAGCTGCCAAGAAGCAGGAAGTTCTCGCTAAACTCGGACTTACAGCCGATGAAGTAACTGCTCTATTGGCATGACTCCTAAGTTATGCAAAGCTGGGCAACAGTTAAGGCTTCAGGTCGATGATAGTTACCCAGACAGAGATCGCACCTCAGACGGCTGGATTGGCGACACTCGTCATCAGGCACGTCCTTCTGACCACAATCCTGATGAACAGGGTATCGTCCGAGCGATTGATATTGACAGGGATTTATCTGGTAAAGCCAAGCCAGACCTCATGCCTGACCTTGCAGATCAACTACGACTCTGTGCTAAATCTGGCGATAAGAGAATCTCTTACATCATCTTCCAGTCAAAGATTTGTTCTTCCAAGAAGGCTTGGGCTTGGCGTCCTTACGATGGGATTAATAAGCACAATCATCATTGCCATGTCAGCTTTACCAAAGCGGGCGATACAGATGGCTCGTTCTTTAATATCCCGATGCTAGGAGGCAAGTAATGAATATGAAGAATCCTTATGTAATGAGCGTTGGCGCGTTCTTAGCGGTCTGGGGTACAACCTCAAACTTCTCGCTCGACTACCGCGCAATCCTTGGTTCTTTAGTTGCTGGCGTATTTGGTTACGCAACCCCGAAGAAGTGACCGCGCAAGACTACGCAGCTTTATCGGTTGCGATTATCTCAATCCTCGGTGGCGTAGCTGCTTACGTGCAGTTTATGATTAAGCATTACCTAAGCGAACTTAAGCCTAATAGCGGTTCAAGCCTCAAGGATCAAGTCTCTAGACTAGAAGCGCGTGTCGATACAATCATTGAGATGTTAGGTAAGTAACACTTTACCTATGGCAAGGAAACGACCAGTCATAGACCTAGACACTTATACCGCGTTAGATGCTGTCGCAATCGCATACAACGAATGGTACAAGAGTCTCAGACGTGCAGGATTTTCAGAAACTCATGCTTTCTGGATACTTGGTGATCGTGACGCTTTTCCGGACTGGCTTATTCCAAACCTACCAAACCGCATCGACAATATCCCCTATGAGGACGACGACGAGGACTAATGACAGTCAAACGGATAGTAATACTTTCCGACCTTCAAGTGCCATTTGAGGACGT